TCTCGTCAGGAATAGGTTCCTTCGTGTGTTGTGCCCATGGCATCTCCATGTCCGGTACTGCACTGTCGTGCAGTTCTAGTTGCAGCGGGTGATGAATGCCTTGTTCATCAATGTAGGTGGACACACGCTGGCCTGAATCAGACCCCACACCACCACGATGCGGTTTCCCTTTCGAGTCCCACGCATACATGGTCGGGAATCGAGGAGCCCCTCGCTTAGAGAGTTCCTTCCACTTGTGCCATTCCCGTAAATACACTTTGATGGAATCGGCTACAGCTTCTGTACCAACCCATGAACGTCCTCGATGCGTTTCCAACTCCTTGAGGTCATAGACTGCGCCCAAGACTTCCTGCACTGCCGCAGGATTCACCCCTTGGGGCAACGCATCTTCCATTGCCACCATTGGAGATTCTCCGAGATGATTCAGGAAGAACTCATTCTCTTCAAGGGTATATTTCACCGGATCAAAAACGTCCATAAGGCTCCTTAATACGTTGTATTCGTGCGAACCGGCTTCAGCACTATATGCACTGCCCCCTCATAGGCTGTCACCGTGCCGGTGTAATTCAACGCAATTTGTTCCCCTTTATCGAGCTTGCGATTGGCAAGTGTCGATGTCAGGGTTGATTGAACAGGGGTATTGGCCGTGCTGTCCAACGCCAAGGCTGAACTGATGGCCGTGGTTAAACTGGCGGGAGCCGTGCCAGATGCGGCCACGCCGACATCCAGTGTGGTGCTGCTGGCTCCTGCGGTACTGTGACATTCACGCACATCCACGATTTCATAGTCCTGATCCGCGACAAAAATACACGTATCTGCCGCTTCTCCAGCTGAAATGGTGTAGGCCACATGAACGGGGGCGAGTCGTGCAATCGCTTTAATTCCCATAATCCCTTCTTTCTGGCGAAGTGACGGGGGAGAGGCGAGTGAGGTTTACACCTCTCCCCCCACCTACTCAGGTTTAACTTTCTGCTACGTCTTCGATTTTCGCACCGGCTGCTGGGTTGTCACTCAGCAATTCACCCTGCCAGTACCACGCCACCTCAAAAGTGGTCGCGGTGGTCTGACGGAAGAACGGTGTGCCGTCGAAGATTTCACTGACTGGGCGCGGCACCGCATTTTCCCCGTGACCGAGGAAGAAGTGTGACTTGTCCATGCCAATGATGGTGTTAGCGGCGAAGTAGGGGTCCACATGCCACGGCTGACCAGAGAAACGGTAGATGGTTTTGCCATCGCCGCCCTCTTTGCCTTTTTGCTGTGACCCACCAGACCGACCGACACCAGCCCCACCGTCAAGCGACTTCGGTGAACTCATGGCGAAGTAGGTATCTTCGCGCAACAGTTCATGGTATCGCCGTACGACCGCGAGGTTTGAGATGTACGCATTCAACGACGCCCCACCCTTTTCACGAACAGAATCCTCAAGCTGCATGATGAGGTCTTCTGTCAATGCACGGTTGGTGCCGCTATTCGACAACACTGCTGACTCCCAGAACTCGTTGCCAGCCGTGCCTCTGTCGATGCCCCCGAAATCTCCCTTTGGTGCTGGCGGATCATCATTATCAATAATCCCCAACAGGCCATTGGTGTGATACGACGTGCTGGACGATACTGTGTCCTGAATGACAAAGTAATCGCCAGCTGCCGTGCCACTGGGAGCCGAACCACTAATTGTAATGGTGCGGTTGGGCACATCCACAGCGGTGACGGTCGCTGAGTCTGCGAGTTTGGCGTTGTTGTCGGACGCATCCATCAGGTCAACAACCATCCCGACATCGACGCTGGGCAGTTCCCCAACGGTGATGGTGGTCTGGTTATCTGCCGCTGGCATAATTGCCAGCTTCCCAAGCCCATCTGACAACAGGTCAGCATTGATGAGCTTGAGGACACGTCGTCTGAACCCCGCTTCCATCATCTTCAGGGCGGTCTGGAACGCAAACTTTGAGTTCCTCGCGTCCTGCAATAATTTCCACGACATATTGTACAGTCCCGCAAATTCTTCGAGACTGAATGACGCTTCTGTGGTGTCAGGGTTGAGGTTCGACGGCAGTGTGCCACCTTCCGCCAATCCTGTCCACGCACCGGGGTTCTTCACCATGATGGGCATAATGAACTGGCCGCGCCCACCTACCGGCTTCTTAATTTTCTGAAACAGGTTCCACGTCACAATTTCCTGATTGACCAAATACAGCACCTGATCTACACCATAGGTGTATTTCATTGCCTCAATGACATCAGTTGTACTTGCCATAAGTGTCTCCCTAAAGGAGTCTACTCAGTTGGCGTTCCCGGATTGATCATGGGCCACAGTTCATCGGCACGATCCTGCGGAGACTTGTACCCGCCGGTCTTACCGTCCGTAAAGGAGACTTCCCCTCCCTTGCCGGGAAACGGAGATTTCTCTTTTGCGGCAGCGGCTGCTTTCCGATCCATGTCACGGAATGCCTTGCGCATCGTGTCAATTCGTTCTCGCACCATGCCGGGGTATTCCGTATCAAGGTCATTCCCTTCATGCGAATAATACACATCCTGAAGGTATTGATTGACCCATGGTTCGTCAGGCAAGCCTTGTTCATCACGCACTTTATGAAAGCGGCTGCTGAGTTCCGCTTCTGCGGACTTACTGGTCTGCTTCCCCAATCCTTCCTTGAGCGATTTGTATTCCTGATACATGCGCGTCAAGGCTTGATCGCGTTGCTGGATAGCCGTATTCAACGGGTTAATCCCCTCGTTGATAATGCGCTCCATCAACTGGGCGGCAGTGGGTCCGTCCAAGTAGGACATCCCCCGCAACTGGTCAAGCAACTGGGCTTGATTCTGTTGTCCCTGTGTGCCTTGCTGCTGCTGCAACTGCTGCGCGTAGTGCTGCATCTGTTGCTGTTGACGCTGCTGTTGCTGCTGCCATTCCTGTTGCTGCGTCTGAAACTGACGACGCTCGTCCGCTAATGCCTGAGACTTTTTTGTGAACTCAGCCTGAACGTCCTTCGGCCATGTTCCAGTAGCCTCTCCTTCAGTGTTAGTGGAGGCTTCAGGGGCTCCCTCCGTGTCCGGGGCAACCTCTTGCACCTCAGTCGATTCATCTGTCATTTGTCCCTCCGAGTGGTCTGCGAGTATCCCACGCTGTGTTCATCTGCCGATGAGTAGCGCAGGATGTATTCGTGTCCCGTATTCTTCAAAGACATCTCTGCTCATTATGGGGCTGGAGGGAAATGGAAGTCAAGATGTAGTATGACCCATTGACCCCACTACCCTCCCTTGGGCTATTGCGGCTGTTGTGTTCGCGCCATGGCTTGCGCCAACGCCTCCGGGGCTTGGGGCGCAATCTCCTGACTGGCCCGGAATTGGTCAAGGGCCATATCAATCGCTTCAGCCGCCGCTTTGGCTGCGGCCTGTTGTGCCGCCTGTGCCACGGCTCCCTGAATCTGCTGCTGCTGTGCCCCATCTTCCCGTTTCTGGGAGGCTTGCACCAGCAATTGACGGCATTTGTTCCAGAACCCTACAAATCCTTCCTGAATCTGGGGACTTGCGCCAAGAAATTCCATCGTAGCCATTTCAGATTCCAATTCGTCCATGACCACCCGCAGATTCCAGAACGGCATGGGAATATGCTCCGGGAGCGGGGACCCTTCCCAGAGTCGCTCCACTAATGACATGGCTAACTTCCGATACTTGGATTCTGCCGCTTCGCGGCCCGTATCGCCCATATCCAAGTCTGCGGCAATCTTTTCTTTGTCAATCCGCCCGGTGCGTTCGTCGATATACAGCACACTGAGCGGAGACTGGAGATGTTCGCGGATTCGGGCTTCCCGCAAGGCGCGGAGTTCAGGAATCAGGCTCCCCCGTTCGACGGTAATGGAGAAGTCCGTTCCAGCCCGGAGAATCTCAGAGGTCTGGAAAATGAAAACCTCATCTTTCATGTTTGGGTCCGTGTAGTGCAGGGTGCGGAACGCCGGGTAAAATTCCTTCACCCGATTTACCCGCATCTCCTTCACTTTGCTCATACGTTCCCCGATATGCTGGTAGAGATTGCCCCATTGGGAGTCGAGGATTTCTTGGAGCATCGGCACGGCCATCGGCCCCCGCATCTGCCCCATCCCCTTGCCGTCTTGGAACAAATCCACCCCACCCGCAATCTCGCGCATGAGTTTAATGGTCAAATCAATGGATTGCATGAACCAGCCGGGGAGTTGGGGTGGGTCACGCCGCTGCACCATCTTGACGCCGGTTTCATTGAGGCCATTTTCAATGGGGGCCGGGTAATCCACGGGAATGTCCTCCCGTTTCAAGGCTGGTCCCAAGAGTTCGTCCCCATAAATCGACGCATTCGCCTGTTCCCCTAACTGGGAGAGGCGTTTATTGAGGAATCGCTGTGGGGCAATCAGGTCACTGACGTAATCTGTACTCCAAAACGTCGCAACGGTGGGGCTCCAGTGGAAATCCACCAAGGGAATGAAGCCGTAGGGATTATCGTCGTCATGGAGAATCTGCTCCCCCGGAATGAACGCCGTGTAGCGGCCACGGGGGTGTTGATCGCTCATGGGCTGGTAGCGTTCCACCACCACCGCTAAATCCGGGTCATTCTGTGTCCGGGTGCCCTGAATCCGTGGAATCAGGTCCTGCAAGTTCATCGATCCAGTGGGGTCCCCGAATTGTTTGATGTCCGTTGAAAGAATCCGCACCTCTCCAGAATCTTTAATGCTCTCAATCGTTTTTTCTCCGAGGTCGTAGTTTGCCTTCATCCA